TTAAATTTATGCGAGATTAGCTCAGTGGTAGAGCGTTTCGTTTACACCGAAAATGTCATAGGTTCAAACCCTATATCTCGCACCAAATAAAATAGTTGACATGAATAAATTTTCGTGTTACATTATCGACATAATATAAATGGAAGCGTCGCCAAGTGGTTTAAGGCCGTCGGCTCATAACCGATTTATCGTCCGTTCGAATCGGACCGCTTCCACCATTATTTTTGTTTGTTGCCTTTTAATAATTCAGTGAAAGCTACTATGATATGACGCAAAATACCAATAATATCATCGATGAATTGCATGAAATTATTTTAGCGGCATCGGTTCGTGGTCTTCCAAACGCTTTTACTAAACTTATAACAAATGCTGTAAAAGAAATAGAACGTCTTAAGATGAAATGCGACGATCAAGCAAAAATCCTTCGGCAACTTACACCTGACAAATTTCCAGATACTATTTTTATCACTGGTTATATTGGCAATAAAGATCAAAATGGTATGCCGGAAAAACTGATGTTGGTTCCATCATATGGATCCGATGTTACATACATTTATACCAAAACGGAGGAATAAAAATGTTGGACTGTATTATTTTGGGCGATAGTATTGCTGTAGGAACTCATAGTGTTAAAACCGAATGCGTAGAATATGCAAAGAGTGGATGGACTACATGGCAATGGAATCAAAAATTCATCGATCGGGAACATAAGGATCTTACAGCACATACTGTTGTTATCAGTTTGGGAACAAATGACTATAAAGGCATTAAAACATACGATGAATTGATGAAAATGAGGTCTGCCGTAAAGGCAGATCGAGTATTTTGGATTATGCCTCCCTGCAATGAAAAGTTTTGCAAACCAGATATCAATTATATTGTACAAACTATTGCTGGTAATTTTGGCGATAAGCTTATTACTACGCATAAGTTGCAGAACGATAGAATTCACCCTTCTTGGGCTGGTTATAAAGAATTGTCAGAAGAAATTCGATAGAAATTGATATCATATGACTGATTCTATATCCATTTTTTTGAAAAATGCATTTCAATTTGAAGTGATAAATAAATTGAATGTAAAAAATGTTAAAAAAATGAATAAGAAAGAAAATAGAGAGCATAAAATTGTATTGCAATATTTTCTAGACAGAATCAAGGAATTGGGCCCGTAGTGATAAAAGGTAGCACATCTGCTTTGCACGCAGAAAGACACGGGGCAGTACCGTGCTGGTCCACCAAAATCAATCAATAATCAATGAATGAGGAATGCCATGTTGAATAAACATATGGCTACATTAGATTTCAATTCCCATGACATTAAAGAAATAGTAATATGTCCAAATTGTCATGGATTTGGATATAAAATGCGCGATGTTACCGTAGATTATAATGAAAATAAAAGAAAAGAAACACAAATCAATTGTCTTAGATGCAATGGTGGTGGTAGATTGATAAAAAGAACAACGGTATCATATGAATCCTATTATCAATCATAAATAAAAAAACTAATATAAAAGGATTTAAAATGAAATGCACAATGTACCTCCTCAAGGAAAACATCTGATACTCGATATATGGGGTGAAAAAAATTCTTTGCCTTATTGGAATATGGATGAGGCAGCGGTGGCTTTAAAAGAAGCCGCAAAATTTTCTGGTGTTACTATTATAACAGAACGTTGGCATCATTTTGGAAATGGGTGTGGATATACGGGAGTTATTATATTGTCCGAAAGCCATATATCCGTTCATACATGGCCAGAAGAAGGATATGCAGCTATAGATGCATTTTATTGTGGCGTTTCGGATCCGGAAACAAGTTTGCCAAAAATTATAGAATTTTATAAACCAGAAAGACAATCGATAAAAATTTTAAAACGCGGATAAATTCTTCAAAAAAGGTTGACAAACATTGTAAACGATGATATAAGATATATATTGAAATTGAAGAGGAAATCGCAAAAATGTCTAACATTGTAAAATTCGATATGCCTTCTGCTCCAAAGCGTCGTCGTAGGGCTGTTGAATTGTTCTCGCGAGAGAATAACTTCAAAAGCAAGGTCATTGGTGATAAAACTCTTTATAAGAGAAATCAAAAACATCGTAAATCCATTTATTCCATGGAATACGAATATAGTTATTGACATATATTCAATATATGATATATTCGCATTTGTGAAATAAATGGAGTTATGTTATGCAGCTTCTTTCCCATAAATTCAATACAAATGGATCTTGCCGATCCAAGCTTTCTACTAAACAAATTAAAGCCAAGCAAGATCATGAGAATTGGCTTAAACAGAATGGCGTTCATATTTCACAAATCAAAAAAAGAACTAAAAACAATAAATGCAAAAACACGACAGTTCTTTTCACAACACCTGTATCTAAGATTCTAGAAGGATCTTTTGAAAATGTTGGAATCACTGGATTGAAAAAAACAGAAAACAAATATACAGGTAAAAATTTGGTGGGTATTGCTATTATGCATAAAAGCAATATGGTACCAGTATTTTCTCAAAATTCTGCGGTTGAAATATCCCAAATGAGACGATAAATTATAAATATCGTATGGAGATTGAAATCATGTCTGTTAAATGCACATATCAGGAACTTTGCCAAAATAAAGGTTCAAATATGTATGGATATACAATTGAAAAAACAAAGATATTTCCTACAATTACAGATGCTGTAACTTTCTCTAAAAGGATTTCAAATACCAATGTTGTAATTGGTATTCCTACAATCGATTTTTTGGAAAATAAAAATGAAATTTATCGTTAATTTGATTGTATTTTTTGGTGTGCTTATTGTATGTAGTGGATGTGCAGTACAAACACCTGTATATTCACCATATTATGCATCTGGAGTATATGTATCTCCTCCTGTATATGCACCACCTCCAATTGTAGTATATACTAGACCAATTTATCGCCATTATTGGCGTTGATTGTCCTTTGACTCTTCTGCTTCTATATTTTTCTTAGAATCTTCTAGAAATTTTTTTATCGAATCGATGCTTCTTTTGCATTGAACATTGTTTTGATAAAGTTTTACAACAGTTTTTGCTACATCTGCATCTGTAAGTGTTTTTGAATTTGGTAAAATATCTGGAGAATTGCAATTGAAAAGCCTATCATCAGGCATAACAACTGTATATTTGTGGGATATTATCATTTCATTTTCTGAAGAACATCCAGCTAAAAGTAACATTAAAATGGTAAAAGCATAAATGATAAAAATATGTTTCATTTTTTGTTTTCTTCTTGTTGTATTTCTGTCAATTTTTCAAAAGTTTGTTTGAGAATCGTCGAAGAAGATTGATTTTGACTGGTGTTTATAATATTATTTAAATTGCCTATTTTTGTTTGCAATTTAGCATTGTTTGCTTGTATTTGATTTACCGCTTCAATTGTCTGATCAGCCAATCTTTTTTGATCTTGTATATATTTTTCTTGATCTTTGAGCGTTTGCTGCATTTGTGCGTTATTGAATTCTATCAAAGCAGCATGTTCTATATTCTTTTTCCATATATAATACACGGATGAGATAAATACAAAAGCTATTAAAAACATCGTAAATTTATTTATTCCAAATAACCCCAACATTTTTTTCTTCCAATTATAAGAGGTAATAATGTTTGCAATAGTACCAGAATATGTAATAAAAAATTATGCTATGCTCAATGCCGATGAAAACAACAATATATTTCAACAGGCTTTGGACGAGGGCAAAATTTATTCAGAAGCATTGATTACACCAGTATATATTTATAATCAATATACAAGGGAACTATCGGTTACTTCCGAAGAAAGATTGAATAAAAAATATCATTGATACCTTTTTATTGACATTTTGACTGGTTTATATTATATATAGTATATCCAAAATGCCTAATGGGTTTTGGATATTTTTTCAATCTCGCTTAACAAGGAGAAATAACATGAATTCCACAAATTATTGGAAGACTTTTACGTTCGATGCATCCAATTTTGATCGTTTTTTTATTGGTGCAGACAGAATCGCTGAAACACTGAAACAAAATGCCGAATGGCTAGCAAATACAGCAACAACAACTTATCCGCCTTTCAATCTGAAGAAAACATCGGATAATAAGTATGTAATTGAAATGGCTGTTGCTGGTTTTAGCAAACAAGATATTGAAATTACACTAGAAGATAAGAAACTTTTTATTAAGGGAAATGCAACTGCCGATACAAAGGAAGATGCAGATAAGTATCTTCATATGGGAATTGCAAACCGTGCATTTACTCGACAATTTACTCTTGCCGATAATGTCGTGATTGACAATGCTGAAATGCTGAATGGAATCTTGAAGATTTGGTTGGATCATATTATTCCAGAAGATAAGAAACCAAAAAAGATTGAAATTACAGACAAAAAGCAAACCTCAGAGACTACATCGGAGAAGATTTAATGTTTACACAAATTTTTGATACTATAAAGGAAATTCGATCGTATTTTAAAAATATGAAAGAATTGGCTCAATTGGCCAATATGTCCGGCCATGATTTGAAGGATATGGGCATCAATAGATGCGATGTTCTTGCTTTGAGTAAAGGTTTTTTTCCGAAATATTGATATGAAATAAATAAAAAGGGATTGAAATTGTTTCAATCCCCTTTTTATAATAGGAGATTTATTATGCCTGTGACAGAAGAACAAATGCAACGTATGTTTCCATCGACGCCTATTACCGCAATCGATGAACTTTTGAATCCATTGAACATGACTTTGCAAGAATACAATATAGACAATCTCAATCGTATTGCTATGTTTATAGCACAATGTGGCCATGAATCTGGTGGATTTAGAGTCAAAGAAGAAAATTTGAATTATCGTCCAGAAAGGCTTGCAGTTATTTTTCCGACACATTTTCGTGGTGTAGATGTGCATGAATACGCGCATAATCCACAAAAAATTGCAAATAGAGTTTATGCAAATCGTATGGGAAATGGTCCGGAATCCAGCGGCGATGGATATAATTTCCGTGGTAGAGGATTTATACAACTGACGGGAAGAAGCAATTATACCAAATTTGCAAAGGACAATGATCTGAGTTTAGAAGAGGCAGTAGAATATATGGGAACTGTTGCCGGGTCTATTCATAGTGCTGGTTGGTTTTGGAATGAACACAATTTGAACGAACCTTCGGATTTAGACGATGTTATTACTGTTACTAAGAAAATCAATGGTGGCACGCTTGGATTGACGGAAAGAGAAGAACTTTATCACAACGGTTTGGTGATATTTCAATAGTTGACATTTTTAATACCTTATGATATTGTATATGTATATTTGAGGGTATTTTGAATGTCTGAATTTTATACAAACGTTTTTACGCGTGGAAATAAAATATACTATCGTGGTTATAAAGATGGTAGAAGAGTGAATGAAACCGTAGATTATAAGCCATATCTTTTTATAAAATCTACCGGTAAAACGGATACACGTTATCGAACTCTCGATGGATACCCAGTAGATAAAATAGATTTCGATAACATTCATGAAGCTAAAGATTTTATCAAACAATACAGCGATGTATCGAATGTTGAAATCTTTGGATTCAATTTATTTCATTATGTTTATATTAGAGATAAATTTCCGGAAATGAATTATGATGTCGATAGAATCAATGTTATTTCATTGGATATTGAAACTAGATCGGACGATGGTTTTCCCGATATAGAAAAAGCCGATAAAGAAATTACTGCTATTACTATGTCTCGCAAAGGCGAGAAAGTGGTTCTTGGCATGGGAGAATATACAGTAAAATCGGATAAAGTGAATTATATAAAATGTGCAGATGAATGGCATCTTCTCAATAATTTTATTAAAATATGGCAATCTGGCAGATACATGCCAGATATATTGACAGGTTGGAATATCGAATTTTTCGATTTGCCTTATATTGTCAACAGAATTCGTAATGTTCTTGGAAATCATGAAGCAAACAAATTGTCTCCATGGGGATTCTTGGAAGAAAGAACTGTCAATATACACGACAAAGATTGTCAAACTTTTATTCCAGCAGGTATCAATATTTTAGATTATTTGCATCTTTATAAAAAATTCAAATTCGAACAACAAGAATCTTATAAATTGGATGCGATTGCTGAAAAAGAACTTGGAGAAAAGAAAGTAGATTATTCTTCTTCTGGTTATAAATCGCTCGATGATCTTTATAAGAAAAATCATGATTTGTTTATTGATTATAACATCCATGACGTTACACTTATCGATATGCTTGAACAAAAACTAAAATTTATCGAACAAGTAATTGTTTTTGCATATGATGCAAAAGTAAATTATAACGATACAATGACAACTGTTAGACCTTGGGATGTGATTATACACAATTTCTTGTTGGATAGATGTATTGTTATTCCTCAATTCAAAAAGAAAAATTTCAATAATTCACTTGTTGGTGGATATGTGAAAGATGTAAAAGTTGGATTGACAAATTGGGTAGTTTCTTTTGATTTGACCTCTCTCTATCCACATTTGATCATGCAATATAATATATCGCCGGAAACGAAAATAAGTCGTTCAGAAACTTTTCCATCAATCGATTCTCTTTTGGAAAAAAGATTTGAAATAGAAAACGATGGACTGATACGCGCTGCAAACGGTGTAATTTTCAACAGAGAAAAACAAGGTTTTCTTCCAGCATTGATGGAAAAATTTTATAATGATCGATCTGTTTATAAACAGAAAATGCTTGATGTTAAGAAAAAACTTGAAACAATTCCAGAGGAAGAAATCGAACAAAGACGCCTAGTTTCAAACGATATTGCAAAATATCACAATCTTCAATTAGCAAAAAAGATACAATTGAATTCGGCATACGGCGCGTTGGCAAATGAATATTTTCGATGGTTCGACTTTGATTTGGCTGAAGCTATAACTATGTCTGGTCAATTGTCAATTCGTTGGATTGAAAAAGAATTCAATCGATATTTCAACGATCTTTTGAAAACAAAAGATTTGGATTATGTTATTGCATCCGATACAGATTCTGTTTATATCAATATGGAACCATTGGTTAAACGTCTTGGCATCGATGCAAACGATAAAACAAATATATCCAATATCGTCGATTGCCTTGATAAATTTTGCAGCACAAAAATTCAAAATATGATAAATCGGTCTTATACAGATTTATCTGAATATATGCATGCTTATCAGCAAAAGATGTTCATGAAACGTGAAACTATAGCGAATAAAGGCATTTGGAAAGCAAGAAAGATGTATATTCTAAACGCCTTGGATATCGAAGGAGTAAGATTTTCAGAACCACAATTGAAAATCATGGGTATTGAAGCGGTTAGGTCTTCTACACCAAAATCGTGCAGAGACGCAATTAAAAAATCGCTTAAAATAATTATGAACGAAGATGAAGAAACGTTTCAAAAATATATAGCAGATTTTAAAACAGAATTTATGAAAATGTCTTTTTTGGATATAGCCTTTCCTCGTGGTATGAAAGGTATGAATAAATATAAAGACAAACATAATATATATGCCAAAGGCACACCAATTCATGTTCGCGGTGCTCTATTATACAATAACATGATTGATAAGAAAAATTTACATAATCAATATCAAATGATTGGCGACGGCGATAAAGTTAAATTTGCATATCTGTCAATGCCAAATCCATTGCGTGAAAACGTTATAACTATATTGGATTCTCTGCCGACAGAATTCAATTTAGACCATTGTATAAACAAAGAATTGCAATTTCAAAAAGCATTTGTAGATCCAATTCAATCTATAGTAGAAGTTATAGATTGGAGTTTAGAAAAAACAAATACATTAGAATCTTTCTTTGGATAGGAAATAATATGGACGATTTTGGATTCACATTTCACGATAAGAAAACGTTTGAAGTGAAAGTTCCTGTAGAAGATACTTCTAAACTTGACACGTTGAAAAAAATGATTATGCCTTTGCTGAACAATTTAAAAAGCAATCCAGACAAAGATATTATAAACTGGCCAGCAAAACAGCGTATACAAAGCATTGACGATTTTATCGACAAAATGAATAAATTGTGAAATTTGTATTGACAGATTATATTCGATAGTATATGATATAAAAAATAGGAGTTATAAAATATGTCTTTAAAAGAAAGATTGATAAAAAACAGTACCGTGTCACATACGGCTATCTTGACAGAATCTAAGATTTATGGTAAAAAGGATATGATTCCGACTGCCATTCCTATGATCAATGTAGCATTGTCAGGTAGAATAGATGGTGGTTTAACCCCCGGATTGACTGTTTTGGCTGCTCCTTCGAAGCATTTTAAAACAGCATTTAGTCTTTTGATGGCATCTGCTTTTCTTAAAAGATATTCCGATGGTGTTGTTTTGTTTTACGATTCGGAATTTGGCACGCCTCAATCGTATTTCGATATGTTCGGTGTACCAAAAGAATCTGTAATTCATACACCTGTTACTGATATCGAACAGCTTAAATTCGATATTATGAAACAAATGGATGAAATCAAGCGCGACGATAAAGTTATGATTATTATTGATTCTATTGGCAATTTAGCTTCGAAGAAAGAAGTTGAAGATGCCATGAAACAAAATTCGGCAGCCGATATGTCACGCGCAAAACAACTCAAATCTTTGTTTAGAATGTTAACACCACATTTAACCATGAAAGATATTCCTATGGTTGTGGTAAATCATGTCTATATGACACAAGAAATGTATTCAAAACCTGTAGTAAGTGGAGGAACTGGCGTATATTATTCGGCTGACAATATTTGGATTATTGGTCGTCAGCAAGAAAAAGACGATAAAGAAATTGTTGGTTATCATTTTGTTATCAGCATTGAAAAGTCCCGTTATGTCAAAGAAAAATCTAAAATTCCCATTACAGTAACATATGATTCAGGAATCAATCGTTGTTCTGGAATGTTGGATTTGGCATTAGAGGGCAAATTTATTACAAAGCCAAGTGTTGGTTGGTATGCAAGAGTCAATCAAGAAACTGGTGAAGTGATGGATAAGAAATATCGTGCTGCGGAGATTATAGACAATAATGAATTTTGGAAAACGATTTTTGAAGAAACAAATTTCGCTGAATGGATTAGAAACAAATACTCTACAGGATTGGTGGAAATGCTCCATGATGAAGATAGATCAGAATGAAGTTGAATTAAATAGATTTATCAATTTAAAAGATTCTTTGAAATCTTGCATTGTTTTATGGAATGGAAATTATTATGTAGATTTTTATAAAGATGAAATTCTCTTCGACAGTATTTTGACTACGAATAAATCCATGGATTATATGGAAAGTATTGCAAAAAATTTTGTAAATGGAAATATAAGATTGGATAAAACAACCTGGAGGTTGCATGGCGTCTTTTGAACAAGTAATTTTTGGTAATATTATAAATCGTGACGATTATGCACGCAAAGTAATACCTTTTCTAAAATCGGAATATTTTCATGATATTTCCGACAAAATTATTTTTGAATTGATTGAAAATTATGTAAACAAATTCAATCGCTTTCCATCAAAGGAAGCGATTGAAGTTGAAATGAATTCAAAAACTGGTATAAGTCAACCAATTCATGATATGTGCAAAGATATCATAGATCAACTCTCTTATGATCCTAAAACAGAAGTAGATTGGCTTGTAGAAAAAACAGAAAAATTTTGTCAAGAAAAAGCCGTTTATAATGCTATTATGGATTCTATTCAAATTTTGGATAATAAAAATAGCAAATATGATAAAGGCGCAATACCACAGATTTTATCCGATGCTCTGGCTGTAAGTTTCGATTCTAATATTGGTCATAGTTTTTTGGAAGACGCTGAAACTCGTTACGATTTTTATCATCGTAAAGAAGCAAAAATGCCTTTCAATCTGGAATACATGAATCTTATCACTAAAGGCGGGCTTTCTAGAAAGACATTGAATGTTATATTGGCAGGATGTGTTCATCCAGATACAAAAGTTAGAATAAGATTTAGGAAAAAAGAGTAAATCCTAAACGATAACCATTTGACACATATTCATCTAATAAATGAGGTTTAATTCTAGTTCTATGAATACCATTGGTTACGCAAATCATTCCCTTCAATGATTGTCCGCCAAGTTTAGCATATTCAGTTCTTTTATTAGAATCGAATATACCAATTTTATTTTTTATTTGTGTTTTAGAACCAGATTTTCCCCCCAAAGCACATCGTTCTTTTCTGCCAGTTTCTGTAGACCAATAATAAAATGTTTTTTTATTATTTGATTCTTTTTGTGTTTCTAATCCTTTTAAAGCCCACTGTTTTCTATTTTCAGAGGAAGAACCATGAATTCCTATTTTGTTGTCTCTACACCAAATGCCTACAATTTTTCTCTGTGAAATAGTTAATTTTGCACCAAGCATATGCATTGATCTAAGATCATTTGGATTTTTATATATTTTCCATAATAAAAAATGTGCTATTTGATGTTCGCGTGGATATAGATATGTATAATTATTATCTTCATCCAATCCGCCCATATGTTTTGGTAATATATGATGTCTATGAATACCAGAACCTGGCAACCACAATTCTTTTCGTTGACAATTTGATGAACATAGATTATTATAAATGCGTAAATACATTTGCTGATGTCTCCTTTTCAGACGTTAGAGTAGATGGATGTTGGTAGCATCGCGATCTACAATATTATTTATAGGAGAAATTTTTTAATGAAAATTTGGACTGAAATTGAAATCCCTATCAGTAAAATAAAAACCATGTTAGAAGAAAATTATGAAATTGAAGTAGATTCTCCCGATGGATGGGTAGGAGTAAATTTCTTTATCGATAAGGGAATTTATGAAGAATACAGCCTTCAGTTGGAAAATAATAGTGAATCTGTATTATGCAATGCAGAACATTTATTTGAAACTGATAATGGATGGATAAGCGCGCTACAATTATCTAAAATTGAATATGCAAATTTTTTAACAAAAAATGGATTTGAAAGGGGAGCTGTTCGTTATACCGGCAATATAATTCCTATCGTAGATATTAATGTAGAACATGAAAATCATAGATATTATACTAATGGAATTTCAAGCCATAATACCGGTGTTGGGAAAAGTCTTGCGATGTGTCATTTTGCCGCTAGCAATTTGCTTGATGGTAAAAATGTTCTTTATATTACTATGGAAATGGCTGAAGAAAGAATTGCAGAACGTATCGATGCAAATCTATTGGATATGTCTTTGGATGAAATTGAAACCGTTCCAAAAGATTCTTTCATGAAAAAAATCGATAGGGTAAAAAAGAAAACTGTTGGTAAGCTTATTATCAAAGAATATCCAACGTCTACTGCTGGTGCAGCAAATTTCAGACATTTATTGAATGAATTGAAATTGAAAAAGAATTTTATTCCAGATATCATTTATATCGATTATCTCAATATTTGTGCTTCTAGCCGAGTAAAATATACCGCGTCGGTAAATAGTTATACTTATGTAAAGGCTATTGCGGAAGAATTTCGTGGTTTAGCTGTTGAACACGATCTTCCTATAGTTACAGCTACACAAACAACAAGAAGTGGGTATGCGTCGTCCGATGTCGTTTTGACAGATGTTTCGGAAAGTTTCGGATTACCTGCGACTGCCGATTTGATGTTTGCTCTTATTAGCAATGAACAGTTAGAATCGTTCAATCAAATTATGGTAAAACAACTTAAAAATAGATACAGCGATTTATCTAAAAATCGCCGATTTGTTATCGGTATCGATAGATCGAAAATGAAATTATACGATGTAGATCAAACAGAACAGGAGAATATACAGGACGACATTCCAATTATGGATAAAACAGAATATGGTCAACGAGATAATGAATTTTTTCAAAATAGGTCTAAATTTTCTAAGAAATTTGAAGGATTTGCATAGGAGAAAATGAAAATGAATTATATGATTAAACGAAATGTGGACGATAACGATATCTATGAAATTTTTGAAAGTCGTACTGAACAAAATATAATGCAATGCGAGGATGAATGGGATGCACAAATTTTAAAGACATCGTTGAATAATGGATCTGGATTTGATGGATGGACTCCAAGTTTTTTTCTAAATCCACCTAAAAATTCTTATTTCTAAAATCTTAAAAATATAAATAGAATCTCAAGCAGCATTAGCGTTTCTAGGACGCAGTGGCAAAGCAGATCAATCTGAGGAATAGTTGAGAATAACGGTGGGGTTCCGCTCGACATTGCTGCAAATTTATCGAGTGTCTGGAGGAAACTCCAGACACTTATTTTTTTATTAATTTTTTGCAATTATTACCATGCCATCTAATATAATTAGTTGTTCCTTTACCGATAATATCACAATGTTCGCATGTCCATATTTTTTGAGATGGATGCTTACCTTCTTTAATCATATTAAAATTTGTTTTATCGCCTAAAAGATGATGTGTGCCTTCCCTTACACGTTTTCTACTACTTTTTCTTTGAATTTCACCTCCAAGAAATGGATTATTTTCTGATAAAGCTCTTAGTCTTTGAGATTCACGATATGAGTCTGTTTTCCATGGATGTCTATTTTCTTCAAGTTGTTTAATGACATGAGATCTAGCCAAATTGCTCTTTTCTTCTGGTGTTGTAGTCATTCTACTTGATATTAATAAACAAGCGCCATAATCACCTTGAGACAAATGAATATAATAATGTTCTTCTATAGAAACAGCTTTCAAATTTTCTGGAGAATTATTTGAATTATTTCCATCTATATGATGAATTTCATATGATCTACCGTCCTTGTCTTTAGGTATAGAACCATATGTTTTCATGAAAATTTTTCTGTAATCTGATGAATTATAAATATCAATCATGCTGTTGCTCCTTTTTTTTCTCTAGCAATAGAACTAGTGGGATGGCAGTCCGCGACTAGTATTAACTATTTATAAAAAGAAAGGAAATTTTGATGATTTCTTTCAAAGAATTTATAACTGAGGGTATACGAAATAAAGCTTTTTTCTTCGATTTAGATGATACATTGATACACCACGATCCTCATAAAATTAAAATTCACGTTATAGATAGCAACGGTAATAGAGTTAGAAGTTTAACCACACAGGAATTCAATAAACATAAATTGCCTTTAGGTCACAAATATGATTTTGGTGAATTTAAATCTGCAAAAGTATTGCGTAAATCCGGAACTCCAATTCGTTCGATGATAAATAGATTGAATAAACTTCGCCAAAGAGGAAATAGAACAGAAATACTTACAGCTAGATCGGATTTAGACGATAAACTGGCAGTCAAACATCATTTAAAAAGATATGGTATAGATATAGATAAAACACATTTGAGAAGGGCTGGAAATGTAGAAGGCACATCTACTGGAGATCGAAAAAGAAGAGTTTTATCGGATTTAATTAAACGAGATAAATTGAAAGAGGTGCATCTTTATGATGACGATGAAGGTAACCATAAAGAATTTGCTAAATTGAAATTGGAACATCCCGATGTGAAATTGTATTCGCATCTAGTTAAACATAATCCATATACCAGAAAAACAATAGTAGTAACAACAAGGCATTGAATCCATGATCACAGCTAAACAATTGAAATTTCTTATATCCGAAGCTAATTTGACATCCAGTGGAAATAGAGCTAATTACGATCATGAAAAATATATTAAACCATATTTGCCAGGAGGTTCAAGACATACTGGCGATGGTACTCATGAAATATCAAGTAAAATTGGTGAATTCAATCCTGGAGATAGAGTAACATTGCATAGTCATCAAATAGATGATAAAGGTATTCATCATGTTGTTGTTAGTAAAGATGACGGAAATAAAATAACCATACCTATGAGTAAATTGAAAAAACCAAAAGGAAAATCACCAACATACAATGATGAACATGCACATACAAAAATATGGAATTATGCGATAGATCATGGTATAGATACAGAAGAAAAATTGCATCAAGAAATAGAAAAAGCAAAAAATGATAAAAATCATCCTTTACATTTTTCCAATGCAGAAAATGATGGATTTTCAGGTGGTAAAAAAACCGAAGACCATAAAGATTCCTATCATAAGGAATTGCATACAGCTGTAGGTAGTATTATTGCGTTGCGTAATCATCCAAAATTGAAAGATGCTGTTAAAAAAGGTTATAGAGCCAGTGTTGCAGGTGCATCTAAATCTAAATTATCTTCATTGTGGGGAAAATATGGAGCTTCTTCGGCAACATCGAAAGCTGATTTAGTTTTAAGAAATCCAAATGGCGATGGAACAGAAGGCGTTAGGATTTCAATGAAAAAGGGTGGTGGATCACAACTTATGTCTGCTGGTCCAGAAGAATCTTCTGCCGTCGTTCATCATGCCACAAATCAAATGTTATCTTCACACCCCGATTATCGTAATCATAATGAAAAACAAAGACAAGAAATTCATAATGATATAATGAATAGAATGAAAACAGTGTCGAAGCACTTGAATAATATGAAAAATGCTTCTAAAGAAGAACAAGAAGAACATAGGAAAAAGGCACAATCTATATTAGATAAACTTCATGAAGATCATCCAAAATTGAATGGTTTTGTGAGAAGAGAAGCTACTACAGGTGAAGGAAAATTTGAAGGTCCTGAAGGCACAGCAAGTTATCTTGTTAAATCGGGTGATAACAAATTAAATGCTTCTGCAAAACATGTCGATGAATTAGATCACGATGGACCCCCAATGAGAGTTGCATTACCCAAAGGAAATGGTCGCTCTGGTAATATAAAACTCGACGAAAAATAATTTAAATTGTTTATTATCAAAAAAAATTATTTGATAACAATAGATATATTATATTATATTCCACATTATAGTCTTGTTCAGGAATTTATATGGCAAACGGAAGACATTTTACCAGAAATACCAAAAGTTCATAAATTTTTGAATTATTGGAAAGATAATATAGACGCTATAATAAAAGAAGTTTTGATATCAACAGAAAAAAATAAATATATAAGAAATATAAACTTCATAGAGATGTATAAATGTTAAACTTTTATTCTTTTTTAGCCGAATCCTTGGATGTCGATAAACTTCAGCATTTAGAACATGCAGAAGATCATATAATACATGGTGGGGATGAAGGTGTAGGACATGCGGCATCTACATTGGAAGATGCTCATAATTTATTGTCAGGCAAAAAATCAAAATCTAAGATTACAGTAAAATACGATGGTAGTCCAAGCGTTGTATTTGGCAAACATCCAGAAACTGGTAAATTTTTTGTAGCATCTAAATCTGCATTTAATAAAAATCCAAAAATAAATTATACAGAAGAAGATATAGACAAAAATCATGGTCATGCTCCTGGGCTAGCGGCAAAATTAAAAGCTGCCCTTAAACATTTACCAAAAACAATGCCCAATGAAGGTGGTGTTTATCAGGGCGATTTTCTTTATGAAAAACCCGACGTTACAAAAGATGGAGATAAGTATAAATTTACTCCAAATACTATTACGTATGGTGCCCATAAAAATTCTGGTATGGGAAAAAGAATTGCTAATTCACAAATTGGATTTGTAGTTCATACAAAATATAAAGGTAAAAAGTTTGAAGATATGAAAGCTGGATTCGATGTAGATCACAGCAAATTCAAACAACACCCAGATGTAAATTTAGTAAACCCAGAAATAAATTCTGGTCATTCATTCAATTATACCAAACCTGCACAAAGTAAATTTGCATTGCATAAGAAAAATGCTTTAGAATCTTATCAAAAAATACATCCAGAAACTATGGAAAAATTAGGCAATCATGCCGAACACATGAAACAATACATAAATCAAACCGTCAGAGATGGAACAACACCAAATCCAAAAGAATATGTAAAATTTCTAAAACAAAAAAGAGACAATGAAGCAAGCAAAGTAAAAACACCTTCAGCCAAACAGAGAAAAATAGAACATTATGGAAATTTTATAAATGATGTAGAAGGCAATCAAGAACAATTTGGTCATGCATTCGATTTGCATCATCATATACAAAAAGCAAAAGATGTTCTCGTAAATTCTTTAGGAAATCCAACTGAATTTGAACATACTATGGGTGGAAAATCTGTAAAACCAGAGGGATTTGTTGCAATACGCAATGGAAGACCTACTAAATTGGTCGATAGAGCAGAATTTTCAAGAAATAATTTTGCAAACAATAGAGGTCGTGGTGAAACAGATAAATCTGAAATTGCACCTATAAACGAAGAAGAAAAGCATCATGTATTTGCATTTGGTAGAATGAATCCACCAACTGTTGGTCATGGTGCTTTAGTCGATAAAGTAAAAGAATTGGCAAGATTGAATGGCGCAAATCATTCTATTGTTCTTTCAAGAACACAAGATTCAGATAAAAATCCTTTATCGCCAGAACAAAAATTGAAACATGCACAAAGAATGTTTCCAAATACAAATATAAGTGTAGCAACGAGGGAAAATCCAACTTTTATGCATCATTTAAAGGAATTGCATAAACAAGGTGTTACACACGTTACTATGGTTGCTGGTTCGGATAGAGTCGATGAATACAAAAGATTATTAGATAGATATAATGGACCAGGAAAAGAATTCAACTTCAAACAAATCAATGTTGTATCTGCTGGTCATAGAGATCCAGATGCAGAAGGTGTTTCTGGTATGTCAGCATCTAAAATGAGAGAACATGCAAAAAATGGAAATTTCAATAAATTTCGTCAAGGATTGTCTCCAAATATCAAACCAGAACATGCAGAAGAACTTTATAATGATGTTAGAACAGGACAACAACCTAAACCCAAAAAACAAGTAAATGAAACTATTTCTTTACTTACACACGATATATTGAATGAATGGCGTAAAAATTATAAATAATAAAAAAAGAAAGTAATTCGATGAAAAATTTTAAACATCCATTTTCTCATGAATTGAAGAAACCGAAAGATGAGAAAGGTTTGCCAAGAGTCATGACTGCTTACATGAAAGAAAGAATGAAAGAGGAAAATACCCATGGTTTATGGGATAATATTCATGCAAAAAGAGAAAGAATAAAACGAGGTTCTGGAGAACATATGCGTAAACCTGGTGAAAAAGGAAGACCCACGGAATCGGATTTCAAATCGGCATCGGAAGAAACTGATATGCGCCCTATAAAGAAACCCCATGAAACATCCAAACATCGTAAAACCAGTGAAACACCGGAACCACAATCGATAAATCCGAATGATCCAGATTCAAGATTGGACGGTACAGATTCATTGGTAAATGTTTATAAAAATGAAACTCCTGGACAAACAACCGCAAAAATAGTAAAACGAATAGTAAAAGAAGCGCTGGGAATTTATGAAGCGGATTATCACGGTAAAGAAGTTTCATTGAATAAACCCACAAAAGGCGATGTAAAAAAATCTAAAGTATATGTAAGAGATCCATCTACCGGAAATATAAAAAAAGTAAATTTCGGTGATCCTAATATGACTATCAAGAAACATATTCCCGCCAGAAGAAAAAGCTTTAGGGCTAGACACCATTGCGAAACACCTGGACCAAAAACAAAAGCGAGATATTGGTCATGCCGCGCTTGGTAAATTTTAAAGAATTCATCTCGGAATTGTCTGTTCCCAAAGGAACTACAGGAAAGAGAGAAACTGTTTCCGCACCGTTAGTTCCAATAAGAATGGCAAATGGTAAAATAGAAAAACATTCACCCGGAAAAAGCGGTAGTTCTGGTGGTGGAGGCGAATAATATAACAAAGGTATGAAAATATGAATGATCTTTTAAAACAATTGAAAGTAGTATTAGCAAGCACTTTCTCTTATTATCTTAAAGCACATGCATTCCATTGGAATGTAGAAGGACCCGATTTTCCACAATATCATGGGTTGTTTGAAACAATATATACCGATGCATTCGATGCAGTAGATTCTATAGCTGAACGTATAAGAACTTTGAATTCGTATGCTCCAGGTTCTCTCAATAGATATCTTGAATTGTCGGTTATAGAAGATCAAATAAATATACCGCAAGCAAAACTTATGATTGTCGAATTGATAAAGGACAACAATATATTGATCGAAGAACTCAATAAAGCATATAAATTGGCAGAATCTGCTAATAAAATGGGTTTATCGAATTTTATTCAAGATAGATTGGATAAACACGAAAAACTTGGTTGGATGATGAAGGCAACAAGCAAGTGAAATCTTTAAGTGAAATTGTATCTCAGAATCATATAGAAGGACATCGCTCCAGCTCAGGACGAAAATCGATGAGCAGCCATGATCCTTCTTCAGGTATTTCTGTTGGTGCTAAAAGAAATAGAGATCAAGAAGAATATATAGTAAAGAGAAATAAAGAAAACGAAAAAAATAGAGAACAAGAAATAGAAAAAAGAACGAAAAAATCGAATAAAAGAAGTAAGGAAACACTGAAATTGGCACAAGAAGAAACTAATTCAGAGAAAAGGGAAAAGATTGAAAATGTTGGAAGACCCAACGATCCAAAACCTACTCAATCCAGTAAATTGTCTAAACAAGCTCAAATAAAAACAAAAATCATCGATGAGGATAAAGCAATGGCATTGACAACAAATTTTGGTTTATCGGCAAGTCTTGTTGCTGCTGCTAAATCTATTATGGAAAAGAAAGATTTAAAGAAATCGTCTGATGAATTGGAAGGTGGAACGACGGAAGTAGAATTGAATCCCACAACAGACGATGCTGTAAATGATGGCGATAACGATAAAGATTCAAAGGATGATAAGAAAAAGAAAGATAAATCGAAGAAGTGTCCGAAGTGCGGAGAATCGCCTTGTGTATGCGATTCTGTAAAAGAAGAAGTCGAACAGGTAGATGAAGTTTTGACTAAATCATCTTCAGCTGGGGAATGGATTCATGATTTTGTTAAATCTAAGAATCCAAAATTTGCTGGTAAGACAAAAGAAGAACGCACTAAACAAGCTATTGCAGCATATTATGCAAAACAACGCAATGAAGAAACCGAAGTATCGGAAACTTCAAGATTTTTTAAACAACCATTGAAATCTGGCAAGACACCACAGCAAAGAATGTCAACGGCGTTGAAAAAGTCTGGATATGATATAGATAAAGCACATGCCGATGCAGAAAAAGCAGCAATTGAAGCAAAAAGAAGACATGCAGAAATAATGGCAAAATATTCTACACCAACAGAACCAGCTGCATGATAAATTTTTGTCAATGGATTCATGAATCCAAAGAAAAGTCAAAAAATAATAAAAGAAAACGGGAGCCGGAACCACCAACCGTGGTTTCTGCTCCCATTCGCGGTCCAAACCAAGATCAAAGTGGCTTTTCACCTAATAAAAATACTTCGGATTATACCATTTCCGATTGAAAATACGATTATAATAAATATATAAAAAATAACTTAGGAGTATACAAATGTCACTTTTCGGTAGAAATGACCAAGCGGTAACAGCCAATTCAACCACTACACGTGAATCTACAACTGGTGCACCTCTGGGTACTTTTGCTTTGGTCAAGGGTTCTGGAAATGGAACTTCACCAATTTCGATGGGTTCGAATGCTCATTTTGGAAATACTTCTCCAGGTTCCAGAGCTTCTGTTGATGTCAATATGTTCAATAATACAACACCGGGCGCATTTACAACAAATCAGACAGTAGGAATATTTGGTGTTTCTGCAACAGAAATGGCAAATAATATTTTAAATAATTCTACAGAAATGCCGCAGCATGCTGGTTGGAATTTAAGAAAAGCAGGAACTGGTTCTATTATCAGTTTTACTACCAATGGTGGAACGCAAACAGCTTATAATAATACAGATGTTATCGTTGTAACTTCCCAGCAAGCCGGCGGAAATGCTTCAATTACATTTACAACTAACGCAACTGGTGGAAATTTGCAATTTACAATTGCAAATAAAGGCGCAGGATTTACAAACGTAACAATTCCAACATCTAATATATCTATAACAAATTCTACCGGTGGTACTGCTTCTGGAAATGCAACAGTAACGTATTTTACAGCAACGGCTGGTGGTAGAGCTGGCAGAGTTCATTATGAAACTCTCGTAGCATTTGGTTCTCTTGGTGCTCAAACTGCTGCTTATGGAACACCTGCTATTGCTAACGATGCTTCTACAGACAATACCAAATTCCCTGGCGTATAATTTAAAGAAAATATATTATGGCTGAAATAACAATATCGAGCTTACCGACCACAAATACGTATTCAGCGAACGATAGGGTAGTTATTCTTTCTACTCCGGATACTACCCCCGTTCTCAAAACAATACAAACACAGTATTTGGATAGATTGATAACAACCGCTCCTGTTTCAAGATATGCAAACGGAATTGCTGGTCAAATTGCTTATGACAATACAAGTTTTTATGTTTGCGTATCGAACAACACATGGGGTAAGGTCAGTCTTAATCTTGCCTGGTAAGTATGGATAAACTTACTGAAGAAAATTATATTATTTTTTGTGCGAAAATATATGATAATATAACTATTGCATCTACCGAAGAATTTATGGAAGACTTGAATAGAATCAAGTATATAAAAAAATTATTGACTAGATATGAAGAAGGCGGTGAATTGAAAGAAAGATTGATATTGAATCATATCATTACACTGCATAATTGTTTTGGAATAAATTTAGCTAAAATATTGTATCTTAAATTTGAAAATCATTTTCATTATATAAAACCATTTTTATTGATGATAAATGCTTTGCCCAAAACTATAAATTGTGTCGGAAAATACGATACAATATATACAGACGATATAATGATGGATCAAGGAATAATAAATGCTTTAAGGAAAATAAACAATGGCTGAAAAAATAGAAGAAACCGAATCTGTTGGATCTATGAATGGTATGGGCACTTCTAGTTCTACAGCTGGTTCTGGTCCCATAGATACATATGATCCTTTATTGAAACAACCAACAAAAGAAAAATCAAAGCTTAGAAAATTGTTTCCATTAAAAAGAAAAATGCCGACAGGATAAAAAAAAAATGGACGAGGAATCTAGATTTTATAAAATAGACGATGCCATACAAAGATTGGCAACAGTTTCTGCCGATTTGTCTAAAATGTTAGCAGTCCATGAACAACGTTTAGATACTCAAGAAAAGGCGGCGGACACTCTTAGTGCATCCTTAGAAAAAAGACGCGATGAAGTAGATGCAAAATTTAAAGACTTGAAAGATTATTTTGAAAAAATATTTTCCAATATGGAAAAAGATTATTCCAACGTAAAAGTAAAAATTGAAGTTCTTCAAAAATATATATGGATGGCTGCCGGTGCATTGGCTTTATTTTCGTGGTTAGGCAATCCAATTCTCAATAAATTAATTTTCAAATAAAAAAATATATATTGACATTTTATCCAAAGACTGTATAATCAGTATTGACATGAAAAAATAATATGAGTTTATAAATGAATTGGATAGATCAGAAATATATTAATTTAGTTTCAAATAGATTCAACAATTATAAAAGAAAAAGTGGAACACTATTCAACTTTTCTTGTCCTTTGTGTGGTGATTCTGCAACGAATAAAAATAAAGCAAGAGGTTATATTTACGAGAAAAAAGGCAATACAATATATCATTGCCATAATTGTGGTATTACCAATACATTCGATAAATTTTTATATAAAATCGATCAATCGCTTCATCATGAATATGTCTTAGAGAAGTTGAAAGAACAAGGTAAAGAAAAACGCATTGAATCTGGTTTAGAAGATTTGATTGCTAAACTGAAAGTTCCTCTTTACGTAAAGACTGGTCCTCTATCTAACCTCAAAAAGATAAGCCAGCTTAAATACAATCATACATGCAAAATATTTATAGAGAGTAGAAAGATACCTAATCTGTATCATGCAAAGCTTTTTTATTGTCCAAAGTTTTTTACATGGGTAAATTCCTTTATTCCGAATAAATTTTCAGAAAACTCTATTGAAAGAGACGAACCGAGATTGATAATTCCATTTATCAATAACGATAAATTGCATGCATTTCAAGGTAGGGCTTTATCTAAAACAGATAACATGCGTTATATAACAATTGTTTATGATGATGAAATACCGAAGATTTATGGTTTGGATAAAGTCGATCTTAAAAAGAAAACTTATGTTTTCGAAGGTCCAATCGATTCGATGTTTATTCCTAATTCTATTGCTACTGCTGGTGGCGATTTGATATCAGCAATTTCCGATTTTCCTAAAGAAAATTTAGTAATAGTGTATGACAATGAACCTAGATCGATAGACACAAGAAAAAAGATTGACAAAGCTATAATGAATGGTTATAATGTGTGTATATGGCCATCGAATATGATGTCGAAGGACGTAAACGATATGATATTGTCTGGATTGAGTTCTGACTTCATTAAATATGTTATCGATACTCATACATATCGTGATCTAAAGGCTAAATTCGAATTGAATAATTGGAGTAAAGCATAGGAGAATGATGATGATTAGAAAAAATAAAAACAATACAATGAAGTTGAAAGACCAAGAATATCTTTATGCTGTGTTGGAAGGTAGACACGGTGCAGACGATGACGATAGAGACAATGGAGGATTCTTTATAAGTATGACACAAGAATATTCTAGAAATTCGAATCTATTGAAACTATTTTGCAGTGAATTTGACAACAGGAGAAAACGGAATGAGTTATCATGATAAAATTACATTAGAAGATTTATCGATAGAAGTTGAAGATATCGAAGAATTGGAATCTGGAGATGCTTTGATTAAATTCAAAATGAGTCCAGATGCTGTAAAGATTTTTTGTGAAATAGGTCTTCGGCAAACATTGATAGAATCAGCAGAGCGTGCTGAAAAAAAATACAATCATATAAAGAAGGAGAAATAAATTATGGGAATGCACCTTTACGAGTATCAAGGCCTTGATGATGAATATGAAAATAACCGGAATGTATCGGTATCTTTTGGTTCTCTAAAATCGGATAATGGAATTACTTGGATTCAAGCACTAGAAGAATATACCGATTTTCTAAGAGCGATTGGATATGTTCTTCCTTTCAATGATTCTATTGGAAATCATTTGGATATTTTGAAGGATAAAGATATCAACAATGAATAATATGGCTAAAATTATATCTATCAGCCAACCTTTGATTGTAGACCCTATAACAAATAAGCAAATGAATGCAAATGATTTTATTGCGTATTGTGCTAGGGTTTCAAATCCTTCAAATCAAATGAATACTCAAACGTCCGATAAGCTTTTGAAATATTGTATTAAAAACAATCATTGGTCGATTTTCGAAATGGTCAATGTTGTTATGGAAATTAATACTACTAGAGATATTGCTCGGCAGATTTTGCGACATCGCAGTTTTAGTTTTCAGGAATTCAGTCAAAGATATGCAGATCCAGTAAACGATCTTGGATTTACTTTACGAGAAGCTAGATTGCAGGATGTAAAAAATCGGCAAAACAGTTTTGATACAGACGATAAAGAATTGCAATTGAATTGGAATGCAATTCAAACGGATGCTATCAATGTATCTAAAAAGGCATATGCATGGGCTATATCCAATGGTATAGCTAAAGAACAAGCAAGAACTGTTTTGCCAGAAGGTTTGACTTTATCGAGAATGTATATGAATGGATCTCTAAGAAGCTGGATTCACTATTGTATGCTCAGATGCGATAAATCAACACAAAAAGAACATCGGGAAGTTGCTGTAAGCGCAGCTTCTCAACTTTCAAACAATTTTTCATTTCTCAAAGATGTTTTTGCGAATTAAGTAATATTAAATAGTTCTACTCAATTTAGTTTGGAGTAGAACTAATGAACTCAAATACTATAAACAAACATATTGAGAGAATGAAACTACTTGAAGATAAATTGACTGCCGATAAAAAATTTGAATATGCAAATATAGTCAGCTTAGCTATAGATATAATCGATTTTTTTCTTGACAATTCTTCGAATACACATATAAAGAAATAAGAAAGATCAAAAATGATAAATGTAACAAAACGTAATGGAAAAATTGAACCTCTTGATCTTTATAAGTTTCATAAAGTCACTTCATGGGCATGCGAAGGGTTTACAGGAGTTTCTGAAAGTCTTATTGAATTGAAATCCAATGTTCAATTTTATGATAAAATCAAAACAAAAGATATACATGAAACTTTAATCAAGGCTTCTGCCGAATTGATAAGCGAAGATACGCCCAATTATCAATATGTTGCTTCTAGATTGATCAATGCAAATCTTCGAAAAGAAATTTATAATTCACAAGAACCAATCGATCTTTATAATCATATAGAAAATGTCGTAAATGAAGGATATTACGATAATAGTATTCTTAAAAATTATGATAAAAACGATATAGATTGGTTGAATAAACAAATAGATCATTCACGTGATTACAATATTGCATATGCAGGAATGGAACAATTTCGTGGAAAATATCTTGTAAAAAATCGTGCCACAAAAAAATATTATGAAACGCCGCAAATGGCTTTCATGCTTATAGCTATGACTTTGTTTCAACGATATTCCAAAGAAATTAGACTCAAATATGTCAAAGACTTTTATGATGCTATTTCCAATTTTGAAATATCATTACCTACTCCTATTATGGCAGGATTGAGGACACCACAACGTCAATTTTCTTCATGCGTTTTAATTGAAGCCGGCGATTCTCTGGATTCAATTATAGCAGCTTCTAGTTCTATTATCAAATATGTAAGTCAAAAAGCTGGTATTGGAATTGGCGCTGGTTCTATTAGAGCGGTTGGTTCTCAAGTTAGAAAGGGCGATGCTACATCCGAAGGAAATATTCCATACTATAAACTGTTTCAATCTGCAACTAAAAGTTGTTCTCAAGGAGGAGTTAGAGGCGGATCTGCAACAATTCATACAGTGTTTTGGCATGCAGAAATAGAAGATTTGTTGGTGCTTAAGAACAATAAGGGCACTGATGAAACACGTGTTAGAAATATGGATTATTCAATTCAATTCAATAAAGTTATGTATGAACGGTTGTTATCCAATGGAAATATTACACTGTTTTGCCCTCACGACGTTCCTGATTTATATGAATCATTTTTTATCGATGTAGATAAATTTAGAGAATTGTATACAAAATATGAAAATGATGTTAATATAAAAAAGAAGTCTGTTCCTGCCATCGATTTGTTTTCTATTTTTATACAAGAAAGAAAAGATACTGGAAGAATTTATTTGCAAAATGTAGATCATGCAAATGATCATGGTTCATTTATTAAAGATATTGCACCTATTCGTCAATCGAATCTTTGCCAGGAAGTGGATTTGCCCACGAAACCATTGAATAGTTTATTCGATCCATCAGGCGAAATAAGCCTATGCACGCTTTCAGCAATAAATTGGGGCAAAATTAAACATCCAAAAGATTTTGAACGTTTGTGCAATTTATCTGTAAGAGCTTTGGATGAATTATTGGATTATCAAAATTATCCAATAGTAGCGGCGCAATTAAGCACTTATAATAGAAGACCGCTTGGTATAGGTATAATCAATTTGGCTTATTGGTTGGCTAAAAATGATTTGACATATCAAAATATTACAAAAGAAGGCTTGCAAAAAATTCACGAATATGCAGAGGCATGGTCTTATTATCTTATTAAAGCATCTGTCGATCTTGCTTCTGAAAAAGAAGCTTGCAATTTGTCGAATCAGACGAAATATTCTATGGGAATTATGCCTATAGATACATATAAGAAAGAGGTAGATGAATTGGTAGATCCAATTTATTATATGGATTGGGATAATTTAAAATCGATAGCAAAACAATTTGGTATTCGTAATTCTACTTTGATGGCATTGATGCCGGCTGAGACCAGCGCCCAGGTAAGCAACAGCACAAATGGAATCGAACCGCCTAGAGCGCTTGTGTCTATTAAAACTTCTAAAGATGGTGTTTTAAAACAAGTTGTTCCTGGTGTTCGTAGATTGAAAAATAAATATGATTTATTGTGGGATCAAAAAAGTCCTGAAGGATATTTGAAAATCTGTGCGGTTCTTCAAAAATTTATCGATCAGGGAATATCTGTAAATACAAGTTACAATCCAAAATTTTATGAAAATGAAGAACTTCCGTTATCAGAACTCATAAAACATATAATTATGTTCTACAAATATGGTGGAAAACAATTATATTATTTCAACACAAACGATTCAGCTGGAGAAATTCAATTGGATAAAGATGAGTTGGAAGATGATGAAAATTGCGATTCTTGTACAATATAAATGTAGGAAAATTTTAAATGCAAAATTTAAAAATCGGAGATGCAGTAAAGCTGATGGTGGATGATTTTTATTTTATAGGAACATTTGGAAAAATAATGGATATACATTTTTCACGGAGTTCACAATGTCTTGTAATGGTCGATAATATAAAAGTTTCTGTTCCAGAACATTGTTTGGAAAAAATAGACAATAAAGAAATTGAAGGAATTCTTCTGTGATGTTCAACGGTGTATTCGATTCTACAAATAAACAAGATCATATGAAATCGAAGATGTTTTTCGATACATCTGGTATACCTACAATTGCTAGATTCGATAAACAAAAATATCCATTTTTAGAAAAATTGACTAGAACTTCTATGGGTTTTTTCTGGGTTCCTGAAGAAGTAGATTTGACTCGCGATATTAAAGACTTTCGTGCATTAACAAATCATGAAAAACATATTTTTACCAGTAACTTGAAACGTCAAATTCTTTTGGATTCAGTTCAAGGCCGTGCGCCAACGATGGCATTTTCGACTATTTGTTCTATTCCGGAAATGGAAAATTGGTTGACTGCATGGACTTTCAGTGAATCTGTGCATTCTAGGTCCTATACACATATTATCCGTAATGTATTTTCCGATCCTTCAGAAATATTGGATGGAATCTTGGATATTCAAGAAATTGTAAATTGTGCTAACGATATTAGCAGATATTATGATGATTTGATTTATTTTAACAGTTCTTTGAATGCATATTCGAATATTTCGGTATCTTCATATTCGCATAAAAAAGCTCTTTGGTTGGCATTGATGTCTGTCAACATTTTAGAAGGTATTAGATTTTATGTGAGTTTTGCTTGTTCTTGGGCTTTTGCTGAACTTAAGAAAATGGAAGGAAATGCTAAAATCATTAAATTGATTTGCAGGGATGAAAATCTACATCTTGCTGGAACACAACAGATTTTAAAAATTCTTCCTGTCGATGATGAAGAATTTATAAAAATCAAAGAAGAAACAAGGGATGAATGCATTGAAATGTTTCGTTCTGCGGCTGAACAAGAAAAGAAATGGTCGGATTATCTTTTTAAAGATGGTTCTATGATAGGGTTGAATTCACAACTTCTTAATGAATATGTGGAATGGATTGTCAATAAGAGGATGCAAAGTTTAGGATTGCCACAAATTTATAAAACAGGTTCCAATCCTCTTCCATGGACAGGAAAATGGATAAGTGGAGCTGAAATTCAAGTGGCACCTCAAGAAACCCAAATTATTTCATATATTATTGGTGGTATCAAGAAAGATGTAGATAACAATACATTTGAAAATCTATCGTTATAAAAAAATATAAATATTGAGAGATATATTATGGAACTCTCAATATGTGGATATACAAAGGAAAGGAAATAGATGAGGCTGAACTTGTTCCTTACATAGGTTTTGTTTATATGATTTCTCGTATCGATACTGGCAAAATGTATATTGGTAAAAAAATGTTGAAATTCAAAAAAACGAAACAAATAAAGGGCAAGAAAAAAAGAATATTAGTTGATTCCGATTGGAAAAAATATTGGGGGTCTAATAAATATTTAATTGAAGAAGTCAAATCTGTTGGCGAAAATAAATTTGTTAGAACTATTCTTAGATTGTGCAAGACTCGTGGTGAAATGAACTATATTGAAGCAAAATTTCAGTTTGAATATGAAGTTTTGGAATCCGATAAATTTTACAACGATTGGATTTTTGTAAAAGTTCATAGATCGCATTTGAGAAAAATTTTTGTTGACAATTCACATAAACTGATATAATATCATGATTATGAACTCATTAGATATAAATCAAGTCACATCTTATATTGCAGCCTCGTCTGCAAATTCTAAGATATACATAGGATGCGATTCAGAAAGATTTAGATATAAAAATAAATGGATGGCAGATTATGCGACGGTTGCTGTTATACATATAGATGGCAATCGCGGCGCTAAAATATTTGGTGAAGTAACTAGAGAAATGGATTATGATGTAAGACCAGGAAAACCTTCTATAAGATTGATGAAGGAGGTTTATAAAGTAGTCGAATTTTATGAAAAAATAAAATCATCGATAGGAGAACGGTATACGGAAATACATCTCGATTTAAATCCAGATGAACAAAGAGGTTCATCGTGTGTCATTCAACAAGCAATAGGATATATTGTTGGAACATGCAATATTAAACCTGTTGTAAAACCTGCTGCATTTGCAGCCTCTGCCGCTGCCGATAGATTTAAGGAACTGCAAGCGGCAGCATAAATATATATTATAAAAGGAGACAAACCAATGTTTAAGACCATTTGTTGTGGTCTTCTAGGTTTGGGCACTACTTTGGGGGTTGTTGGTGACTCTGTTAAAAACACCAACGTTTATGAAACGAAAGCGATTGCAATTATCGACCAGCAAGTCGATACCACAGTTATAAAAACAGCATCTTTAGATGCTACTGCCCAGACTTCGAAGGCTTCAATGTCAGAAGAGCCAAAATCGGTTGCAACTATTGTGCCGTTAAATGCTCATCCTATTGTAAATAGGAAATCAAAAACAACACGTATTGTTTACGTATCTTGGTATAAACAACGTGGAATTACTGCGAGCGGTGAGAGATATAATCCTCATGCATTTACTGTAGCACATAAAACTCTTCCATTTGGAACAATGGTTAGATTTATGAATATAAATACAGGTATAACGGTCATTGCTCGTGTAAACGATAGAGGACCATATATAAAAGGTCGTGAATTCGATTTAAGTGAATCTTCGGCCAAACTCCTAGGTCTTATCGATAAAGGAGTAGCAAAAGTTGAAGTTGAAATTATTCAAAAAAATAATGAGGTACATTATGCCAGAAGAAACTAAAGTAGAAAATTCTCCACGAGAATTCGATTATGAAACAGAGGGCGATAACGATGCTCTTTATACTGCGGTTATGAATGGAACTGCAAATGTAAATGTAGAATCGGATAAACCTAAGAAAGTTCCTTGGAATAAGGGACTGAAGTATCCTCTGAAGCCAAAGAATTCTATACCAGATACTGACCCAGTAGCTACACCAAATATGATTGCCTTGCCGGCAGTAAATGAAGATTCTTTCAATACTCTTTTCCTTATAAAGGGCAGAGTTCGAAGAGATGCAATTGGATCTGATTCTGTATTTGCTGAACAAGAACGCCTTGTTTGGGCAAAGACTTTTGAAGAAGCCGTGAGCAAATTTACTTCTTATTTTGCCGAACTTTCCAATTACAACGAACGATATACTGTTGTTGGAGCTGGCGGTACAGAGGCTATTTCGTAATGAAATTCGAACTATACACAAAGGATAATTGCAATTATTGCACAAGATCCAAATTTCTATTGATAGAAAATAATATTTCCTTTCAGGAATATAAACTTGGTAAAGATTTTACGAGAGAAATACTGCTTTCTAAATTTCCATCTGCAAAATCCTTTCCAGTAATTGTTATCGATGGATTTTATATTGGCGGTTATACAGAATTGAATGAACATATTTCATTGAATCATGCCAATTCTACAGAAGTATTTCTTACTGAATAAATAAGGATATATAATATGATGAAAAGTGGTCAGTATTCACGCGATACTTTGCTTAAGGACCTTCGTGAACATGTTATTGAAGTTCATTTTACTAAAGTAAATGGTGAACAACGCATAATGCGTTGTACTCTACAAACACATTTGTTGCCAGAACTTTATCAAAGAAATTTAGAAGAACAACGTGAAGAAAATGATTTTCATGTTAAAAATCCAGATGTCATTGCAGCTTGGGATGTTGTAGCAAATGGCTGGAGATCGTTTCGTATAGATAGCGTTCTTTATGTTCAAATTATAGATAATTATTGATGGGAATTAAGTTGATGACTGAAACACAAAAACAATCTTGGTGGGGATATCACACTATCATAGATGCATCTGAATGCGATTATGAATTGATTACGAATTATACCAATGTTTATAATTTTGCTAAGCAATTGGTAAACGATATCGATATGGTAGCTTATGGGGAACCACAAATTGTAGATTTTGGCAGTGGAGACAAAGCTGGATTTACGCTGGTTCAACTTATTGAAACAAGCAATATCTGTTGTCATTTTGTAAATGAATTGAATGAATTGTATTTGGATGTTTTTTCTTGCAAAGAATATGACAGTTCGGTTGTTGAAAAGTTAGTTCGTGAATATTTCAAAGCTAAGAATATAAAGAAGCGATTTATCAATCGTAAGGCTTAAAAATAAAAAAAATGACTACTATTGGTTTTACATGCGGTACTTTCGATTTACTTCATCCAGGGCATATTTCTCTTTTTAAATCATGCAAAATGAAATGCAATCGTCTTATAGTTGGTTTGCATAGCGATCCATCTATAGAAAGACCAGAAAAGAATAAACCGATTCAAAGTTTATATGAAAGATGGTTGCAACTATCATCTACAAAATATGTCGATGATATTATTCCTTATGATACGGAAAAAGATTTAATCAATATATTGATTACTACCGATATACATTTAAGATTCCTTGGAGACGATTATAACTCAAATGAATTTACCGGCAAAAACGTTTGTAAAAATAAGGGAATTGGATTGATTTATTTTTCCCGTGAACATGGATGGAGTTCTTCGGAACTTAGAGAAAGGATAAAAAATGCATAAATTATTGACAGATTTTCCAATAGCATGTGAAAGCTATGATCATACAAATCCAAAGGGAACTAAACAAGATAATACAAAAAACGGTTTATATGTTAGAAATTTGATTCGTAAATTGGGCCCAAACATGAAATATTTGGATTTGGGTTGTGCCGGTGGTGGATTTGTATCGCAATTTATAAAAAATAATATTTTTGCAATTGGCATAGATGGTAGCGATTATGGATTTAAGAATAAAACTGGAGAATGGAATAATATTCCCCATAATCTTTTTACGGCAGATATAACTAAACCATTTAAAATTGTAGATGATTCTGAACAAATAATAAAATTCGATGCAATTTCGGCGTTCGATGTTCTAGAACATATATATGAAAAAGATTTGCATCAATTGTTTATAAATGTAAACAATCATCTCAATATGAATGGTCATTTTATTGTTGGTATAGCAACATTTCCTGATGAAAATTATCATGTAACATTGAAAGAAGAAACTTGGTGGAACGATATTTTTTCAAAATATGGATTCATACGCTCTGATATTATTTCTGAATATGGTAGATATACTAGTATAAATGCTACTTATACAAAAGTGAATGAGATTCAATAATCTATGGAAAAACGTGCAATAGTTACTGGTTATTTTGGTTATATTGGAAATGTATTGACCAAACTTCTCAAAGAAAACGATTACTATGTTGTTGGTATAGATACCGATTCAAGATCGGTATACGATATCTACGATAAACGAAATAAATATGTAGATGAATCCTTTTTGTGCGATATAAAAAGCACTCGTACCAATGCGATTTTAGATAGATTTGAAGATGCTACAGTTTTTCATTTAGCGGCATCGAGTCTTTTGGGACCAAGCGCTTTCGATCCTTTGCTTTATTTCAATAACAATACTGCTAAAACTACATCGCTCATGAATAATATTGGTAAAGATAGAAGGTTTATTTTTGCAAGTACTGCCGCAACATATGCTATAACAGATATTGCCTGTTATGAAGATATAAGTTTTCTTGTTCCTCCAAACAATTATGGATTATCGAAACTTATGACCGAACAAATGATTCGGTCATGTTACGATAAAATGAATTGGAAATCTGTCGCATTTAGATTTTTCAATGTTGCAGGCGCATATGAAGATGTAGGACAATTGCCAAATACTCCTCACATTTTAAATAGACTTATCGATTGTTATAAAAATTCTGAAACATTTATTATAAATGGCAACGATTATATGACACCTGATGGTACTTGCATACGAGATTATGTCCATGTTATCGATATTGCAAGAGCTATGATACACATGGATAATATTTTAAGACAAACAGAATTTCCTTATTTCAACTCATACAATTTAGGTTCTTCTAAAGGATTTTCTGTAAATCAAATCGTGAATAAATTTCAAGAACTGGTTGGAAATATAAAAACAGAAATTGGTCCTAGAAGAGAAGGTGATCCACAATATCTTGTGGCAAATAATGACAAATTTATCCGTGAAACTGGTTTCAATTATTTGCATGACGATTTAGATTATATGATAAATTCTGCGATGGAGTATAGAAAAATATGATGTTTTAATTTCTACATCTATCAAAGTGCCATCTTTTCATATTAGCTGATTATAAAATGGAGTTTTTTTAAAAATGGGTTTTTATTACACAGAAATGCAAGAGAAATCTAATGGAGGTACTGAACAAGTATCACGCCAATTGCAATCATTATTGCCAACTGATTTACTAGAAGATTTCCAAATCATTCCATCTAGAGTTACTCATTTAAATGATGATAAAATCCGTATATATCATTTACATGATCTCCCGGAAGATCCTGAAACAAATCATCTTAAAGAAAAAACAAGTCAAGACAGATTTCATAAAATTGTTTTTTGTGGAAATTGGCAATATAATTCGTTTTTGTCTAAGTTAAATATACAACCAACCAATAAATTGATTGTTTTAGATACACCAATAGTTCCATTTACAGAAAAAGAAATTATAGATGCTAAGCCAAACGATGGTAAAATTCGTCTTGTTTATACTTCGACTCCTCAACGAGGTTTGTCATTACTTGTTCCCGTTTTTGTCGAATTGGCCAAGAAATATCCCAATATCCATCTTGATGTATTTTCTAGTTTCAAAATTTATGGATGGGAAGAAATGGATAAGCAATACGAGCCTTTATATGAAACTTGCAGGCAACACCCGCAAATTGTATATCATGGCTATGCTGCAAATGAAGAAGTTAGAAAAACTGTTGCCGCCGCTGATATTTTTTCATATCCATCCATATGGATGGAATGCAATTCAAGGTCTTTGATAGAAGCAATGTCATCTGGATGTATTTGCGTGCATCCCAATTTGGCTGGACTATCGGATACATCCGGAAATTTAACAGAAATGTATCAATTCCATGCGGATCAACAGTTGCATGCTAGAATGTTTTATGAAAAGTTGGAAAATGCTATATTGGCTATACAAAATAAAAATTTTCCGGAAAGCAAATTGCAATTGCAAAAGGGATATGCCAATTACAGGTACAATGCAAATCGAATAGCGGATCAATGGAAAGATATGCTTGAGGAATTGCTTTCCATATATCCAAATCCTGAAAACAGAAACATTCCAAAAATGATGTTTTCATATAGCACAACAAATCGCCGATGATTGTTACGAAAACTCCATTGAGATTGTCATTTTTTGGTGGAGGAAGTGACATTCCAGCATTTTTTGAAAAATCGCCAGGATTGGTAGTATCTACATCTATAAATAAACATATTCAAATTGCCATAAACAAATGCGAACCTAGACATATAAAGGTTATATATTCAGAATTCGAACAAGTAAATGATGTTGAAAATGTAAAGCATACTCGTGCTAAGGAAATATTGAAGCATTTCAACGTCAAATCGAATATAGAAATTGTAAGTTTTTCTGATATAACGACAAATGGTTCTGGTTTAGGTTCAAGTTCGTCTTATACTGTAGGTTTAATCAATGGAATTTATAATCATTTGAAATACGATTATAATAAAAAAGATTTGGCTGAAATGGCTTGCGATATCGAAATTGAAAAATGTAGAGAACCCATTGGAAAACAGGATCAATATGCTGCGGCATATGGTGGATTCAATGCAATGCATTTTTATAACGATGGTGTAGAAGTTATTCCATTGGGAATGAAAACTTCGAATATTAAAACATTGAATGAAAATTTATTGTGTTACAATACAGGAATTACAAGAAAAACATCCGACATATTGTCCAATCAAGTAAACATGATTTCAACCAACAGTAAAACCTTTGAAAATACTAAAATCATGGTAGAATTGGCAAAACAATCTATCGATTATCTTAAGCACAATAAGATTGACGATTTTGGATCGTTGTTGCATGAAGGATGGATATTGAAACGAGAATTGGCACCAAATATTACAAATGAACATATAGACGATATGTATGAAACTGCAATGTCTGCTGGTGCATTGGGAGGTAAATTGTTAGGTGCTGGTGGCGGTGGATATATGTTATTTTATGTGCCACAAAAATATCAAGATAGCGTTAAATCGAAAATGAAAGAATATAGAAGATTTCACTTCAATTTTACAGATATGGGAAGCTCCGCTATAACAATATGATTACAAATTTTGAAACTTATAGACAAAACATTTCATCTGCATTGCATTTTGTCAATGCAGAATCGGTAGATACATTGTATAATTCGATATTGTCAGGAAATCCTACAGTATATTTGTTTGGAAATGGTGGTTCTGCTGCAATTGCCGAACATTGGGTATGCGATATATCCAAAGGCGTAAGACTCGATACCGGTATAAGAGTCAAGGCAGTGAGTTTATCTTCAAATATGCCTTTGATCACAGCTATAGCAAACGATATTGGATACCATGAAATATTTTCGCAACAATTGGATTTTATTGGCGCGAATTCAGACGATATTGCAATTGCTATTTCTTCAAGCGGCAATTCAAAGAATATTATAAATGGTTTGAATAGGGCAAAAGCAAAAGGAATGAAGACTTTTGCTCTTACTGGATTTACCGGTGGAGAAGCAAAAGAAATTGCAGATGTTTCTATTCATATTCCTTCTGCAAATTATGGAGTTGTTGAAGATACTCATATGATGATATTGCATTCTATATCTCAAAAAATGAGATATTTAAATTCTTTGAATAAAAATTCTCTGGTATTATAAATAATGATTGACAGTGTAAAAAATAAGTGTTATATTACTAATCATGAATGATATTATCGACAACATTATAAAATTTCCAGGTAATCCTAAGTCTAAGATCACTCAACATCTTAGTGAAGAGGAAATTTGCGATAACATCGAAAATCTTAGATTCATTCATATTCAAGAAAGTATTGATGCAGTATTGCCTATGCTTTTCAATAGTTTATCGGTATTAGGATTCTATCCAAACATCGATAGCGATCCATCTTTATATAAAGATGGATGTCTGATTGTAGAATCTATCAGGTCTTTTTTATTGAAATGTTATAGTTTAGGTCATCCTCTTCAGATTATATCGACCAGTTTTTTCGATGAGGACGATGAAGGCAATTTAAAATTGACAGATAATCTTTCAATTATTATAAACAAAAATGCCGATAATTCTAATTGATATTATGGAGTAAGTGTTATTATTATTCTCGATTTTTCACAAGTTATGTTATCGAATATTATGGCACAACTTGGAAATCATACAAATGCTCGGATAGATGAACCAATGGTAAGACATATGGTATTGAATTCTATTCGTATGTATAAAACTAAGTTTGCCGACGAATACGGTGAATTGATTATTGCCTGCGACAACAGAAATTACTGGCGCAAGCATGTCTTTCCTTATTATAAAGCAAATCGCAAGAAATCTCAGACAGAATCCGAATTGAATTGGAAAGATATTTTCGAATGTCTGAACAAAATTCGTTCTGAATTGAAGGAAAACTTTCCTTATAGAATTATCGATATTGAATCGGCGGAAGCTGACGATATCATTGGAACTCTTTGTGAAGAATTTGGAAATACTTCGGAGAAAATTCTTATTCTAAGCGGAGACAAAGATTTTCAACAACTTCAAAAATACATAAATGTAACACAATATAATCCGGTTTTGAAGAAATATATAAAATGCAATGATCCTGATAAATTTTTGGAAGAACATATTTTGAAGGGCGACGTAAGCGATGGTATTCCAAACGTTTTGTCTTCTGACAATTGTTTTGTTATAAACGAAAGACAGAAGCCTCTCACTAAAAAACGAATGGATGCATTGATGAATACAAATTTGATTGGTAAATTCGATCATGAATGTTTTAGAAATTATACTCGCAATAAAACACTTATCGATTTATCTCAAATACCTAATAGAATCAAACTTCAAGTTATGGAAAGCTTTGATAATCAAGAAAATAAGAAAAGTCCAAACTTGTTGAACTATTTTATTGCTAATAGACTAAGAAATCTCACAGAAAATATAGGAGACTTTGTGTAAAAAAATGAAACTTGGTATAAGCGAAATACTGAAAAAGGCTTCAGAAATAAAAGACGAAAAAATGCGTATTGGTTGGCTTAGGCAAAACGATAGCAACGTTCTTCGTGGTATTTTGAAAGGTGCTCTCGATCCATCGATTGAGTGGCAGCTGCCTGAAGGAAATCCGCCCTATAAAGAAAACGATTTGGTGGATCAGCAAAATATTTTGTATTCGGAATATAGACGTTTATATTTGTTTACAAAAAATGGAAATCCAAATTTGAAACAAATTCGTAGAGAATCTTTGTTCATCGAATTGTTAGAATCGGTAGATAAAGACGATGCAAAATTGTTATTGCACATGAAAGACAAAAATTTGCCATATCCAGGTGTAACAAAAGATATCATCAATAAAGCATTTCCGGGGCTTATTTAAATGGGAAAATCTAGAAGCAGAGACGATCGCCGTATTCAATACGATGATTATGGCGATGATTATGGTGTAAATCATATGCAGAGTAAACAGAAACGATTCGAAAAACGTATGCGAAATTTGATTAGATCGAAAAACGTAGACAGACTTATGGATATTGACGATGAAGAAGATTTTTTCAGTTATAGAAATTGCAAGTATTGAATTATGCCAATATACACATTTTTGAACACAGAAACTGGCGATATTGTGCAAGAAATGATGAGTATTGCTGAACGAGATAAATATTTAAAAAAGAATAAACATATACAACAACAAATAGTGAAGGCTCCAGCTCTAGGAGATAGTATTAGAATGGGTTTACGTAAACCAGATGATGCTTTTCGTGATAGATTGCGTGAAATCAAAAAGACACATTCACGAGGATTGACAAAAAGCACCATCAATGATTTTTAAATAGGATTCCATGACTACTAAAAGAATTTCAAGAAAAGAAAGAAGACAACAAAGACAGGAAAGGGTATCGAATGAAAATTCTCAACAAAATATATTCGAAAAACTTCATTTCGATCTCAAATTCATAGAACCTCTTACAAAAAATCAAGAAATAACATTTGATTCTTGGAAATCTGGAAAAAATTTGTTGCTTGTTGGTACTGCTGGTACCGGTAAATCTTTTCTATCTGCTTATATGGGTATGAATTGTATATTGCAGCAACAAGATTATGAAAAAATGTTGATTGTCAGATCCGTAGTTCCTACAAGAGATATGGGATTTCTTCCAGGATCAAATCGTGAAAAATCGAAAGTCTATGAAGCTCCATATTATTCTATATTTTCAGAAATATTTGGACGTGGAGATGCTTATGATTTCTTAAAGAATAAGAATTTAGTAGAATTTGTGACCACTTCATTTGTTAGAGGCATTACTGTAAACAATTCTGTTGTGTTTATCGATGAATTGCAAAATATGACTGCTTCTGAAATAAATTCTGTTTTTACTCGCATTGGAAAAAAATGCAGAGTAATTATAGCTGGAGATGTTAAACAGAACGATTTGAATCCAAGAAAAGAAGAATCAGGATTCGGCGATTTTTTTAAAGTAATAAGAAATATGAATTCTTTCAATACAATTGAATTTACTAGTAAAGATATTGTTCGCGGCGATATAGTGAAAGAATATTTGCTAGAAAGAGAACGATTAGAAGAATTGGGTGAAATACAGCCATTATGAAAAAACCAAAATCCGTAAAATGCAATATCGATAATTGCGATTATTTCATTGATAGACTCAATGATCTAATTTGCTTGCATATTCAAAATTATGTTTCTGAAATCTTAACTGAAGATTTATTCAATATTGTAGAGGTTAAATACATCATTTTCTATGGTATATATCAAAATTGATGTTGACATATACAAAATATACGATATATTGGAATTATTGAGGGAGTGTTGATGCTATGGCGTGTGCATCCCGCGACTGTAAATCGCGTCCTATATGGTAAACATTGTAAGTTCGACTCTTACCACTCCCACCATTCAATCTCATTATAAATATATTTGGATCGATGATCCAAATACTAATTATACAATCACATACTAATTATACAATCATATACTAATATACAGGAGTATAAAATGGATTTTTCTGCGCTTAAAAAGAACTCTGGTTCTAGTTCGCTTGGCCAATTGACTGCTGAATTGGCGAAGCTCAATACAAATCAAGAAACAGGTCGCGACGAACGTTTTTGGTATCCGGATGTAGATAAGGCTGGGAATGGATTTGCGTCCATTCGTTTTTTGCCTGCGCCTGGAGATGAAGAAGTTCCGTTTGTTCGTGTTTGGGAACATGGATTCAAGGGACCTACTGGTCTTTGGTATATCGAAAATTCTCTTACAACGATCAATAAGCCTGATCCTTGTGGGGAATTGAATTCGAAGCTTTGGAACATGTCGGACGATGATAATTCTCCCACACGTAAGCAAGCTCGCGATCAAAAGCGTAAACTCAATTTCATTTCAAACATTTATATCATTCAAGATCAAGCAAATCCTCAAAACAATGGAACAGTTCGGCTTTACAAGTTTGGAAAGAAGATTTACGATAAGTTGAATGAAGCAATGAATCCACAATTTGCTGATGAAGATCCTATGAATCCATTCGATCTTTGGACTGGTGCTACATTTAAACTTAAGATTCGAAATGTAGAAGGATATCGCAATTATGATAAGTCAGAATTTGCAAATCCTTCGCCTCTGTTCGATGACGATGAACAAATGGAAGCTATTTGGAAGCAAGAACATTCATTGCAAGCTTTCCTTGCTCCTTCCAATTTCAAGTCTTATGATGAATTGAAGGCAAAATTGAATCGTGTTCTTGGATTGAATGACAACGGAAAGCCTACTCCACAAGCATCTAGAATGGCAGCGGCTCAGAGGACTTCTTCTGACGATGAGGATGAAGATGCTCCTTGGAATAATTCCAAGCCGACTCGTCAAATGGCATCATCGAATGACGATGATGAAGACGATACCGATTTGAAGTTTTTCCAAAAGCTCAGTCGATAAGATTTTTCAATCTTAAGTGGGTATCTTGCTATAATCAAAAAATGACTTAAACAACTCTTTAAATCTTTCAGCGGCATTGGGCGGTTCAACATTTCCTGGATCGCCCATGTCTGTTGGAGATTTAGCACCTGTTGTGGCACCGCCACCCTTTCCACTTTCTCCTACAGGAGGAGAAGCTGTTGAAGGTGGTGGTGTCGGTCTTTTAGATTGATCGTACGATTCCGATTGTGTTTTCAATGCGGGACCTGTTTTAGGTGCACCTGATGATGGTGTTGCTGCTGGTGGTTGTTTAGTTTGTGCTCCCGATGGTGTTGTAGTCGTTGTTCCTGCTGGTGTTGCTGCTGGAGATTGTTTAGTTTGTGCTTCCGGCGGTTTTACTGGGGTTGCATTTTTAATTTGTTCATTATATTGATTTATAACCCATTCTGGATATAAATTTCTATTTTCTGGATTTGTTTGTAATGCAGCGCGAATCGCCGATATTTGAATTGACGATAATTTATTACCCTTTGAAATTGTTTCCCCACCAATTTTAAATGATTCTTTGCGGACATTGGATTCAGTATTAGGCGTTGTTTCTGCTGGTGTTGCTGATGGTGTTGCTGGTGGTGTTGTAGAAGTTGTTTCTGCTGGTGTTGTTGGTGTTGCTGTAGGCGTTGTTTCTGCTGGTGTTGCTGGTGATGTTGTTGATGTTGCTGGTGTTATTTTTAGAAATTTTAAACCTTCTTCAGTCATATAACGTTTAAATTCTGGCAATGCTAGTTCTGTTTCTGCCGATGTATCATATAATCTAGATTTATAAAAATTTTCTGCTAAATCAACGAGAAAATCTTGTAATTTTGCAAGATTGTGATTTTTTAAATCGGCGTTCGACTCAATTACATCATTCGTCAATTTTATAGATTTTTTCTTTATATCATCTTCTATATTTGTTAAAGATATTGGAGAATTGATTTGTACATCTTTACTGTCGATAAGCGATTTTAAAAAAGATTCTCGTTCTTCTGGTTTAACATTATATTTTTTAAATATATCGTCTACTGTATATTCTCTATCCTTTATAAATCCATCTTCCTTTAAACTATCGGTTAAAATTTTAATTTTATATTTCTCTGGTGTTTGCGATATTAAAGATAAAGAAATAGGATTTGTAATAGCTCCCTTTTCATTTTCTGGTGTCAATTTATCCGCTAAATAAAATGCTCCTTTTATTGCAAAAATAGTAGCAGCACCAGCGGCAAGTGTTTCTAATAAAGCTGGCAATGCATTTTCAGTTGCAACTGTCGATAAAGTTCTTACAGCTTGTGATCTAAATAAAGAACTGATAATGTCTTTTCCACGTGATAATCCATTAGATAATAAAGAATTACCAGATTTCGGAGTCGATTTACCTAATCCTAATAAATCTGTAAGAAAACTTCCCCCACCTAGTAAATCCGGTAAATTTAAATTCGAAGAATTGGGTTTTATGGAATCCATTGATTCTAAAATATTTTGCAATAATGAAGTAATTTTTTTACTATTATTCAAACTGTCTGTTAAATTATCATTCAAAGACAATATATTATGATTTGTTTGATTTAACGCATTTATTATAGGTCTTTGCGATGCAAATTCTTTATATGAGGATTCTGAATCTTGTTCTTTTTTATCATCCTCTGTTTTTTTGAAATATTTAAATACTTTTGCTATATCTGGGAATAATGTAGAAAATAAATCGGGCCCAGCAGTTTTTAATGCCGAACCTAATCCATCTGATTTTGTTATTTTAGAAGTTTTGCCGATATAATCCGTTGTATCTTTGATACCTGGAAAAAGAGTTGCATATAAATCCGATGCCATTCTTTGCAAAATAGGTCTATTATCTTCTTTTCTTTTTCTACCTCTTTTAACAATTTCTGGCAATTTCGCTTTTTTTATTTTCGGAGGATGTTGAGAATCGTCTACAACAAGAACACTTTCGTTTTCTTGTATTTCGTCTTCTTTTTCGGCTAAATCTATTTCTTTTTCTAAAGATTCTTCTATAGTTTTTGGATGTTGTTCTATTTCTTTTTCTATTGAAACTTTTTTCAATAGATTGTCTGAATTATTTTCATCTACAGATATGATATTATCATCTTGTGATGCTGGTTTAGTTTCCATAGCCAATTTATCGGACAAATATTTGTCCAATTCTTCTCTTAATCTTTTCTGAACTTCAGGAGAGAAGTTGCTTATATCGGTATCGGGAGTTATTGCTTCTTTCGGTTTTCTTGCCATTTGTTTATGCTGCCCATGCTTGTGGGAAAGTTTGTTGCAATCTTGTCATTATAGAAATATCTTGAAAGTTCGATGAATTATTATTTAAAACCGGTGGATTTGGAGAAGTTTGCGATTGAGAATTCATGGTCATATTTGTAGTTTGATTTGCCATAGCTGCTTGTTCGGATGCTTCTATTCTACCGGATTGTGCGCTCAATTGTTGACCAGAAGTTGGTGCACTTGCCATTTTTACACCAGCATTTCCCCAATCTGTCATAGTTTTTGCCCATTCCGGAGCAGAACCAAAATGATAATCTTGACCCCATAATGTTTTTACTGCATGCGAATTATCTAAATGTAAATGTGTATCTTCCAACCCTATACCAGTAAATCCAGCATTCAATGCAAGCGAAGCCAATGTTTTTATATCATTTTCACCTATACCACTAGATTTATAAGAAATATCTACCGCTGCATGTTTTTGATGTGGATCTTGTCCGCCTACTCCTGGAGTTGCTGAAGTTCTAACGCCACTGCTTATAACTAGATTTTTTCCAAATGCAGATTGAATTTTTTCAACACCAGCAACAACATTGGGATCGACACCTTCCAATGAAATTCCAGATTGAGTAGTTAATTTTCCACCAGTCTTTGTTGCCTCGCTAGGTTTAGAAGCATCGGCAATCTGTTCTCCACCTCCCAATTTACTGTAATTTGCCATCCATTCTTGTTGGTATTTTAAAATTACTTCCTGGCTTACTGCATTAGATTTTCCTTGTGGATTTCCTGTATACCAAACTATAGGTATTTTCGATACATCTCCATTGACCTGTTTTAATATATCGCTTACATGATTTCTAGCAACAGCATCTTGTATTTCAGGAGGTGCATCCATTGCATGTTGATATTCTGTACCTATATTGTATTTTTTTGTCAAAGCTTGCCATGTTCCATCTAAAAACTGATAAGCGCCTGAAGCAGAAGAATTTGGATTTTTTGCTTTATATCCACCAGCTGTATTAGATTCTTTAGATCGTATAGTTGCAAGTATATTAGATATTTGATCTCCACCTCCTCCAGCATCAGAAGGGGTTGCATCTGTTTGTTTAGGAGCTTCTTTTCCACCTAACCAAGACGGCGCATATTTTTCATAAAAACTTCTAGTATCTCCACTTTGTTGATCGATATGTTCAGCATTCTCATGTTGTTGCTCATTTTGATTATCTTCAGTCAATGCATTGTATAAACCATAACCAAAACCGGCTGCACCGCCTACCACACCACCAACTGTGGTACCAATTCCAGGAACTATTGATCCTATCAATGCGCCAGTAGAAGCACCAGTTAATGTTGAAGATGATACATTCAATCCCTTTGCAATGGTGGTATGACCAGTTTCTCTGGCTTTTTCTGCACCATAATCCAACGCCATACCACCTAAAATACCGGCAATTCCTCCCTTTGAAGCTCCCTTTAAAATATTTGTTGGTTTGAATATTTTTGTAGCATTTGGAGTTATCGCTTCGATAGCTATTTTGGGTGAAACAAATCTACCAGTTTTTATATCTCTGTATTTTCCTGAAGGTGTTGTCGTATATCCTGGTTTTACTTTAGGTTGTGAAGTTGCATTAGGTCCTGGTTTTGATTCAGATTTTGGAGTTGCATTAGGTCTTGGTTGTCTAGTTTTTGGTTCAGGATTTTTTCGAGTGTTTGGTAAATTGGGATTAATTTCTGGAGTTGGTTTATTATTCTGATTGAAATTTAATTTTTTGACAGTATCGAGTATATTTTCTAAAATTGTTATATGATTGAATTGTTCGTCCGATATCAATTCAGCATTATTTGCTGCTATTTCCGTATTTTTTACTAAATTGTTAAGGATTATATTGATGTTATTGCTAGAATAATTTTCCGTTTCAGATGCGTTTCTTACTTTGGACGCATCTTTACTTTTTCCATGCGATCCTGTATCATGAGTTGAAAATAAATCTTTAATAAAAGAACCAGCAGCACTCAATCCTTCTCTGGCTGCAAATTTGGCGCCAGTTATACCAGCTCGACCAACTGATTTCGCGCCAGTTAAAAGACCTCTAGCTAATCCTGCTATAGCACCACTCATTATCTAATCAACTTTTCTTGGCCTCTAGTCCAAGCCGATACACCAAGAATAGCACCAAATGCCAAATGTATCAATCCGCCATTGGACAAAGTAAGACTAGCCCATTCTTTATATGCAACAACAATACCAAACGATTTCATAACAATAGGAAGAAAAACGGATATCATTGGAAACCCAACAAAATCCATAAAACATATAAGCATATAAAGCCAACCCATTGTTGGTCTCCAATATGCTTTTATCCAATGCTCTTCTTGTTTGGATATTTGTTCTTCTTGTATTTCTTTATTTGTTTCTGCATCTATTGTATTTGCACGAGCAGAATCTATGGCCTGTTGTGCTTGAAGAGTATTCAATACAGGATTTTGAAATTGAGATGAAGAAGCAGTGTTTATTGTTACAGGTGAAGCGATAGGTTGGACTGGCTGTACTGGTATAGATTGTGCAGCCATTCCTATTTGTGAATTTGGATCTGTATTTGCAATCGGTGTCGATACAACGTTGGTTGTATCGTTTATCGGTGTTGCCGAACTTTTTGCGGGCATATCGAATCTAGGCATTGAGCATATTCCTTTTTTCTTCTAACTCCCGCAAATATTTTAAAAGCATATCTACATAAAGATCACGTTCAAAAGGAATTAGTTCATCTATTTCTGTAATACTGTATTTATGATGTTGAACTAAACTGAATGTTGAGACATAATAATTTTCTAAACTGTTATGACTCAACCCAACGTAAAAAAATCTGTCAAACTATCCAATACAATCTTTCTTGAATTGCCATTTTTATTTGTATAGTCGATTTCATATTTCATCCTTGGAGCATTTTGTAAAAATTCTTGAATCTTTTCAAGCACTTTTATGCCACAATTGTCAAGGAACGATTCCAATTCTTCTTTTGTATAAGTTGCAGGATCGTAAACATCTTCTTTATCGAATATCGAATCGATGCATTTGAGTATTATATCGAACAGAAGATCGTTTTCTATTTTGGTGAAATCCATTTCATCGACGATAGAAGCAGGAGCATATCTCATCAATATACCAACATTCTTATCGACCATAATTTTCTTTTCAACTTTTGGAATGATAACTTCTATTTTAGAAAGATCGACATCAAAATCGTATATTTCATTGTCTTCATTGTCTCTATAAGAAACCTTTACGATATTATTGACCGAAACCGAACGAAGTTGCAGGAACAAATATTCGATATCGAACATTGCAAGTTTATCTATATCTAAATTGTCCAAAGAACAATTGTTGATTATTTGCTTGATTGCTCGAAGAATTTCTGTTTTGTCTTCGCTGGATTTTGCAATAAGGAGTATCTTTTCTTCCTTTGTGAGAAAAGGTCGAAAATGAAACTTTTTATTCAACGATGGAATGTTGAATTCAAATATTGGATGTTGTATTTTTGGTAACATTTTATATTATTCCTTCAAAAAATAGATTTTAGATTATAATTTACTTGGACTAACCGCCTGATGTTACTCCTGGCGGGATATTGCCTATAGCGTTTACTGCCGAATTTCTTGCCGCTGTTGCCCTTTCGGCA